TTTTAATGTTTTCATACTATTATTTATAAGAGTTATGGAAGTAAAAAAAAGACACCCGAAGGTGCCTTTTTCATATCTACTTTGTAGAAAAAATTACATAATGTTTGTAACTTTAACTCTACGGTAGTACATATTTTGGTCTGCAGCAGCAACTGCGCCAGATACATCTAGCACACCAGTACCACGAGTCGTTGCAAATGGGTTTTGAACCATTCCGTAACGAGTCTTGAAACCAATTTTAGGTTGGAATGAATCTTGACCAACTGCACGAACCATTTGTAATGGGACATATGGGCAGTAGAAAAGTCCAGAGTCATAAGGTGAAGTACCTTTATATCCAGCAACATAGAATTGACTTGCAGATACATTCGCACTATATGGGTCAACATATACTTTGAACTTACCATTAAGAACACCAGCAAAAGTATTACCAGTATCATCAACATTCAAGTTAGTAGATAGAGCAGGAGCGTAATCTAAAACACCAGCCATTTGAAGAGCAGAAGCTACATCAGCAGAACAGATGATTATGTTACCCTTGCCTCTACGAGTCTGTTGACCAATCGCATTAGCATCTCTTTCTAGTTGATAAAGAAGTCCTTTGAACTTCTCAACAGACCAGCGACCATTTGAATCAGTATCAAGGTCGAAGATACCAGCAGTTGTAGTATTAACTTGAGCACCCGCTTTAGCGTGACCATAGATAGAACGAACAACTTCACGGTTGATTTCAGCAAGAATTTCGCTTGACAAGATGTTAGCTAATTCAGTTTCAGCGTCTAAGCCGTGAATCGCTTTAAGGTCTTGTGCAAGTTCCATTGTGTACTCAGCTTTAAGAGCTCTTGAACGAGCAGTAACAGTAACTTTGTCAATAGAGAACGCCATTTCAGCAAATGCGTTAGTAGAAGCATCGCCTAGAGCTTCTGCACCAGCAGTTGTCATACCAGAACTAGTAGTATAAGTACCAGCAGATGGACTGTCGTTCAAAATTGCAGGGTTAGTTCCTGCTTGTGCATCACCAGATGCTGTCGGGCTGTTTGTAGTAGCATTATCAGAAGAAAATTCTGTGTTAGCTTCGTTATATAACGCTTCTGTACCACCAGTAGTGCTATATCTTGAACGCATAGCAAAGATTAGACCAGTTGGTCCAGTCATTGGTTGTACGCCACAAACATCATAAGCAATTAGGTTAGGCATTGCTCTTCGTACTAAAGAAATTAGTACAGGATCCCAGTTAGCTGCCGCAGCTGTGCTATTCGCAGGCGCCGCTTCAGTCATAAACTCTGAGTCTTCCCTTACTGCTTTTTCTTGGTTCTCAAGAATAACAGTTGTAACAGCACGCTTATAGCTATCACCGATTTTTGGTAAATCTGGATGCTCTAATACTGGCTGCCACTTTTCTTGTAAATTTTCAGTAAGATACATTTATCTCTCCTTGTTATTTATTTTAATTGTTAATCACCACCAAATAGAATCTATTTAGCGTCTTTTGAAATAGCGGCCGTATATGCAGCCATAGCATCGGATGTACCAGTGTTAACAGGTAAATTCGTAGCCACAGAATCAACTTCATCAGCAGATGTAGCTTCTTCTATTTTCGTTTTAGGGAAATAAGATTCTTTAATAGTTTCTAATTTCTCTTGGAACTTTTCAGCACTATCGAACTCAACATTTTCAGCCATAGAAGCAAACTTCTCTTTCTCTGTGTCTGCTAAATCTTCAGATACAGAAATAACTAAACTTGCTCTCTTAGACTCAGAAACATCTTTAGAAAGATTGACATTTTTCTCAATCTGTTCGTTTAGTTTGCTTTCTAAATCTTTGACTTGACCAGTTAAATCGTCTAGTACATTGTATTTTTCTTCAGGAACATCAATATAATGCTCTTTGAAAAGTCCTTTTAGTCCAGTGATAAAATCTTCAGCGATTTCAGTACGAATACCTCTTTCTACTGCTAATTCATTTTCTTTCATCCATTCTTCAACAACATAGTTTAGATATGAATCGACTTTCTCGACCATAGCTTCTTTTACTGTTTCAGTTTCAGATGCAAGTTTTTCTTCAAACTGTGCTTCAAGTATCGCTGACTGTTCTTTGATTCTAGTCTTAACAGCAGTTTCAAAAATTGTCGCAGCTTTATCTTTAAATTCCTCAGATAAATCAGCGTCAGCTGAAACTAATGCTTTAACATCATCAGTTAAGTCAAGTTCTACTTCTTCAGAAGCTGTAGTTGGTTTGTTGTCCTTCTCTAAAGAACCATCCTTAGCATCTTTATTTGCAACATCAGATACTTTAGATACCTTTTTCGCTGCGTCTGGGTTACTATCAGTAGGTTTAACTACTGGTGCACCTAAATCTTCAGCGTCGTTTTCAAGGTGAGTAGCCTCAGCTGGAGCTGCATCTTTGTTAGCTGCATTTTTTTGCTCAACCACTTCTACTTCTTCTTTAATTTCGGTTTCAGACATATTGTCTCCTTTATTAAAAAATTAATTAATTTTGTTAATTATAATTATTTATACAAATCAGCCGTTTCAGCTTACGCTAATTGGATAATCTGCGTACTTTTTTACAGTTTTGAAATAAAATTCGCAAAAACTTTTGCCTTCACTTCTGAAAGTTCGTGCATTTTTGCTTTTTCTATTTCTTGTTTGTATTCTTCAACGGTTTTACTTTTTAGTACGCCATTGTCCCATACCCACTCTTTGCCTTCCATAATACCTTCTACGAAAGCATCTGGAGCTGACGGGTCTGCAACAATGTCAGCCGCCGTTGCGAGATAAAAGTCCTTACCAACTGTGCCGTTAGATATAGAACCCATACCTCTTGAAGATACACCCAACTGTGCGCCTTCGTCAATTAAGTTTTTGACGATTTTGCCGTAAGGAGTATCCATAATTTTCGCCTCACCGATGAAGTTTTTACCTTCTGGAGTTAGACTAGTTATCATATGCGAAACTCTTTCAAGATTAACTGTTGGCCCGTCAGGGTGTCCCAGTTCGCCGAAAGCTCTTTTCTTATTGATAAATTCGTTTGTGTATCTTTTGACTTCAGTTGCCAAAGTNCCTACAGGATATACACGACCNTTACGGTTCTTGATATCTGCCTGCATAAAGACACCTTTGATTTTATAGTCTTTACCGCCTTTACTGTTGCCTTCAACTATTAAATCAATATCTTCAATTGTTTCTGTGATTAGTTTCATTTGTCCACCTTTTCGTTGTTATAGACTTTATCGACTATACCTTGTTTAATTTCATCTCTTTTGACATCATACTTCTCAGCAAATGCCATCTTAAATGCCTCAGCCAAAGTCGCCTTCGACTTAGTCCCGACTATTCTCTCTAAGATTTGACGAGAACGGTCTTTTGGTTTTCTCTGAGCCATCTACCTTACTTCTAATATAATTGTGTAGTTATCACCTGCAACAAAACCTTTTGTTGATATTAAAATATCGCCGGCAGGAGATGTAAGATTTGTGAGTGTCGCATTATTAGGAATAGCATTACCTGCTGTATAATAATCGTGATAACCTGTGCCTGAGAAAAATCCTATTGTTGAGTTCGCACTAGAAGTACCACTTCCTGCCCACAATAGTTCTACGCCAGACTTACCATTTGTTGTGTTAATTGCCCACCAAATCTTCGCAAGACTTTTAGTACCATCTTCGGTCATAAATGTCAACTCACTAGCNTCCATCTTTGATACAAGTGTTTCACCTGAACCATCACTCATATTAGTAAACTTCATTACAGTNTTTGTTCCTGTAGTGTCTACTAAAGTTTGACTTGTTACAACATCAGCCATTACTTTCTCTCCTAAATTCTGTTACTAACAAATAACTCTTAACATTTGAGTCAGTTGTTAGATTAAATATTTTATCATTACCAAATTTTAACTGGCCAGGTCGTAATCCATACTTACCTTTACCATCAAGTGGTAATGCTTCATCGCCAGCACTAATTGTTAATATCCCTGTACCTTCTATCAAATAGTAGCACTCTATTAAACTTACTTTTGAACCAGTAGTTCCGCCAGTAAGTTCTGTTTCAGCATTAACTAATACCTCGTTAGTTTCGCTTCCAGCACCTGTTG